CAGATAGATGGTTACACCCTGGGGATAAGGTGGTGAACACATGAAAGTATATGTTGTATTTGATGGCTGTTATTCTGCCAGAGATGCGGTCGCAGTATTCACCGACGAGAAGAAAGCGAATCTCTTTGCATCCACACTGAGTGAGGGTGATGTTTCGGAGTTTGAGTCTGACGAGGTACAAGTCGAGGGTGATCCAACGGAAGTGCTGTGGCGTGTCAATGCGTTTTACGAAAAAGGCAAGATTGGGACTATATCTGGATATATTGTTCCAAAAAGCAATCTGCCTTCGTGTATGAGTCAGGATGTTATTGAGATTGCACACTTTAGAAGGTTAGTCACGCTTGTAAAAGCTGCAACACAGGAAGCCGCCATAAAGAAGGCATCCGATCGATTTGCGAAATACCTTGCCGAGAAAGAGGGACTTTGATGAGTGAAGTGGTCAGCCCGAAGCACTACACTGCCGGGCGAAAATATGAGCCGTGGGATGTTATTGCCGATTGGGGTCTGGATTTTGACCTTGGCAATGTCGTGAAATATGTGTCCCGTGCCGGAAGAAAGGGCGATGCCATGGAGGATCTGCAGAAGGCAGAACAGTATCTGCAGCATGCAATGGCGGTCAGGAGGACTGAAAGTGCTGAAGATTGAAAACGCAGAGGTTGTCGGTTGGGAGCATGCAATCAGGGGCTGTCGCAACCCGCTGAATTCGTGGGCAAAATCGGATTCTGCCCTTGTCTTTGATGGCCAGCAGGACGAATGGAAGTATCAGGTCGGCGAGAATGATATCGGACTGATGAAACGCCTTGCGGCAAACGGCCCGGTACACGCCAAATACCGCAGGATGATTGTGGTCTATGCGGATGTTACGGCTCCGCTGTACTGGTGGAAAGAAGCGGACACCTATAAGGTCGGCACGGTGGCAAATAGCTGTAGTACGATGCATAAGATTCACTCCAGGGATCTCACCATTGATGATTTTTCCATTGATGGCATGGACGAGGAATCCCTTCAACACCTCCTTGGCACGATCAAACTGCTGAACAAAAAGAGAAAAGCTTTTGTAGCTACTCAGGATAAGACCGCATGGCGGTCGATGATCCAGCTGCTCCCGACGAACTATAACCAGAAGCGGACCATGATGATGAACTATGAGGTGCTTGTGGGTATCTACAAATGGCGAAAAGACCACAAGCTCTCGGAATGGCATACCTTCTGCGATTGGATCCGGGGACTGCCGTATTCGGAACTGATAACTGGTGAATGATTTTTTTTGCTAGGGCAAGTAGCGTTTCGGGGAGTCATAGCCCTGAGATCGGTGGTGCAAATCCACCGCCTGCGCTTAGGGCGTTGCCTGCTTGCAGGTGGCGATAAAAACAGGCGTACACGGAGGTATGGCTGTACCCGGCCCGCAAGTGACGCGTGTGGGTATAGGCGGTCTCGTCAACCGCCTTGGATTAAATGGAACGTGGTGTAATAGGGAGCATGTTTTTACTCAGAAGGTGCAGGTTCGACTCCTGCCGTTCCTCTTGCACTGTGGCGGAATAGAGGTAGACGCTTAGACATAAGACGCATACTCAGAACGACCAATGATGAGTTGTTACAATGGCGTCATGTAAGGTGCAAATCCTTACCAGTGCAATGGGGCTGTGTTCGGATACTGCTCAGCGTGTGCGCAACTGAGAAAAGCAGGTTCAACTCCTGACGGCTCCATTCGGTTAGCATCACCATGGCGCTTCCAGTGACGCTGAAGTATGCCGCTTGTCGGAGCGACTAAACAGTCGTGGATGTTTTCCCGAGTCCAAGAATGCCGGAGAGACAGCACTGGACTGCAGATGTTCCGGTTCGGGGAGTATTGCCCTATCTCCAAAAGGCAAGGCATGAGGTTTTGATCCTCACATGTCCCGGTTCGAATCCGGGTAGGGCTATCGCCGGTCATGCTTTTTCTGTTACTTTCTCGTGGCCGGTAACCTGATTTGTTTGTTGTTTTCTCCTGCCTTGTAGCGGTTGCTGATTAAAGGGCGGCCTAACAAACCGCCCGCAAGGTCGAAGCCCAGTTCTGGGATGTAGTTCAGTTTGGCAGAACGCTCGGCTTGGGACCGAGAGGCCGCAGGTTCAAATCCTGTCATCCCAAAGCGGTCAGTATGGACAACCTGCTGACCAATCAGGTAATCGTGATCGGTTGCCTCCTTTCACCGGATTGCCAGCCATAAGGCAGATCAAAGGGTATTGGTGGTGCTTGCCCGTCCGGTGCGCGTCCAGAAGAGGTGATGGATTGTTTAACGCAGAGGAACAGAGGATACTTGAAGCTTTCAACCGGCTTGATCTGAAACAGGAACAGTACGGCCAGGCTTTTATAAACTTTATCCACAATGCGCTGGTGAGGGATGATTCCAACAGGACGGCGCTTTTTAGCATTACGGCGAATATCAAACGGTTCTGGTCGGAGCGAATCAAAAAAGGTGCAAGCCCGGAGGAAGTAAAGACCTGCTCAGATCTGTATTGGCAGATGCTTCTGGTAGAGGCGAGACATCACTTTTTAGACAGCTACCTTCTGTACCTGGAGAAGAACAGAAAGCCAAAGGATAAATTCTATCAGCCGAAAAGGCAGTGTTTCATTAAGATTGGATTGATTCAGGCGCTCCAAGACCTGATTGATGATAAGCTTGATTTGCTGGCGATATCAATGCCCCCAGGAACGGGGAAGACGACCATATTAAAGTTCTTCCATTCCGCCGTGGCTGGATGGTATCCTGATGGCTTCAGTCTGTTCTGGACGCACAGTGATGATATTGCCAGAATGTACTACGATGGCGTGTATGACATTGTCTCAAACGATTTGGAGTATACATGGCATGAAATCTTCCCGGATCTGGAGATCACGAAGACCAATGCCAAGATGGAGCAGTTCAACATCGGCCCTTATAAACCGTTCCCATCGGTTCAGTGCACATCCACTGGTGCGAAGAATGCCGGTAAAGTCCGCGCAAACCAGTACCTGATTGTTGACGATATGGTTTCCGGCATCGAGGAGGCGCTGAACAAGAACGCCCTGGATAAACTGTGGACGGCATACTCCGTCAACGCGCTGCAGAGAAAAGTGCCGAGAGCGGACGAAAAGCCGTGTAAGGAAATCCATTGTGCTACCCGGTGGTCTGTCAATGATGTTATCGGAAGGCTGCAGAGGAACTTTGAGGATGATCCGAGGGCAAGGTTTATTGCTATACCTGATGTGAATCCGAGAACCGGGAAAAGCAACTTCGCTTATGACATTGGTGGTTTCAACGAGAAGTTTTTCCGCAAACAGGCCCTGCTGATGGATGACATCTCCTATAGGTGCCTTTACAAACAGGATCCCGTTGAGCGTGAAGGTCTGTTGTATACCGAGGATGACATACGGTTTTTCCAGAACACGCCGGATAGAGAACCTGATGCCGTGATAGCGGTCTGTGATACGAAGTCAACGGGAATCGACTACATGGTTATGCCGGTCTTTGAGCAGTACGGCAATGACTACTATGTGGTGGATTGTATCTGTGATGATTCTGCGAACTTCAATCGGCAGTATAGAAGGCTTGCGGAGATGATTGTAGAGCATGGTGTTCAGCAATGTGAGTTTGAAGCGAATGCCGGTGGATCCCGTGTTGCGTTTGAAGTAAATAAAATTGTTGAGTCGATGGGAAAATTCTGCAACATCACTTCTAAGACCACGCTGACGAACAAGGAAACAAGGATTATTGTCAACAGTGACTTTATCAAACAGCATGTTCTCTTCCGGGATAAGGAGCAGTACACCAGGAAATCGGACTATGGACAGTTTATGCACTTCCTGTTGGGATATTCCGTGGCCGGAAAGAATGTCCATGATGATGTTCCTGACTGTCTGTCGAACTTCTCGCTTTTTGTCCAGAAGATGAACCGTGTGCGTCCCGCAACGATTATGGAGAGCTTTATATGACAACTATTGAGTATCTCGACCAGATCAGACGAATCGACAAGGTTGTGTCGAACAAGATGAAGGACCTGTCCGACAACATCCGGCGGTTAAGGGAAGCGGCTGGTCTTTCTGGTGTTCGGTATGATGGCGATAGAGTGCAGTCCTCAAGCCTGAGTGACCCGACCAGTAAGCCAGCAATCCTTCTGGCATCAATGGAGCAGGATGTAAACCGCACTGTGAACGAGATGCTGGCTGTCAGAACGACAATTATGGGCCAGATCGAGACGATCAGGGATATTGACCACTATGACATCCTGTTTAAGCACTTCGTGCTGCATCAATCCATCGGACATATTGCCGGTGAGTGGAAATTCTCCTGGAAACAGACCAATCAGGTGTACAAGGACGCACTGGATGCCTTTGAACGGTCTTTTGGGGGCACCTATCTGAGCCGAGAACGAAAAATCTGGTAAAAATGTCGCGAAATGTCGTAAATGTCGTAAATGTCGTGATTGAATCTTTTTAAAACTTGTTTTATGATAAGCTCAAGAGCACTGGCGAGAGATATCGTCGGTGCTTTTTTATTGCTCGGCGAAAGGAGGAAGCTATGCCATGGACAACAACGCACAGAGTTGTTTCGGGCGGCGTGAAATTTTCACGGATGTTGCCGAGATCACCAGGGATAATGTCATAAAAGTGGTGCAGGATGCCATCGGTATTCACGCTCTTAATGCGATAGCCATGAACAACCTCCTGAACTACGAAGCTGGAGACCAGCCTTTACGGCGTAAGACGGAGAAGAAATACCGCAAGGACATTGATGTCCAGTGTGTTGATAACAT